TTTTCAAACAATTATGATCTTGAGATAAGATTACAAAGTGAGGATCGTGCACACAGAATAGGACAGAAGAATAAAGTGACGTATGTTGACTTTGTTTGTAAAGGGACAGTAGATGAAAAGATTTTACTTGCTCTAAAGAACAAGGTTGACATAGCCAGTCAAGTTATGGGTGATGAATTAAAAACTTGGATAAGTTAAATGTTATAGCCGCCGCCCTTAGTTGCTGCGCCCATACCTCTAGCTGTGCCTCTTACTGCACCACCGTGTTTTAAACCTTGTGCTCTTAACTTTTTTGTAGCCTCAACTAAACCACCACCGGCTTTTTTTTCAATAACGCCACGGCCTATGAGTATGTCTTTTTGTGTAACTTTGCCGTCACCACTTAAATCAGGAAATTTTTTCTTAGCCATTACTTTGTCCTTTCTTGTGCAAATTTACTTGCTTTGCGTTTTTCGCCTTTTTTTAACATGTTTCTAAATTTGCCTTGATCTACAGGGCTCATTCTTTTTTTTAGAAAAGACGGCATTTCAATATCTTTTGAAGAAATATCAACCTCTGTTGTAAGATCTTCTACTATGGGATCTTTTTGAGCACCGACTTTTGGCTTAAAACCTTTAATAGTTTTTGGACCTTTTCTCACGAAAGGTGTGCCTTTTTTCTTAGGTTTAACTAATTTCTTAATACCTTTGCCTATCACTCCTAATACCATAATTAATCCTACTCCGTTTCTTTGTAGTTTGCAACGATAGATGCTAGTTCTTCACATCTGTTTGTGGTCTGTTTGTGCCAACGACTGTCTTTCATTTGAAAAGCGGCACCTTCCCAGTCACCTTCGCTCATGCATCTAAACATGTTCTTGAATTTTGAGACACCATTTTTTCCCAGCTGAAAGCACATGTTGACCAAGACTTCACCTATAACCTGAGGGAGATCGTGTCCAATCTTCTCAGCTATCAGCTCATCAGCTCCCGCCGCTGCTCTGTTTAAGTCTATATCGAAGAGTTCTTCTACCTCTTCCATTGTAATCTCTACGCCTTCTGCATATCTTTCTCTTTCATGCGGAAGTATGAGGTGGCCTATTCCGATCGTGGCCTTTCCCAAACTATCGAGGTACATTTGAGTGCGTACACCTTCATGGTGACGTACCTGGTCACGAAGTGCATCTGTAATTTCAATCATATGTCGTAAACTTTCTGAATAGACAATATACCATTAGGCTTAGTCATACTAGCATTTATTAGCCCAGATATGCCTCCGTTTTGTTGTTGCATCATTGGATTAAATTGTATACCTGGATCGGGGTCAATAGGATACACCTCTTGTGGCCTTATGGTTGGTGTAGTAAATAAAAAGTTTTTCATGTTTTGACCCTCTAATACATTAAACTCTCCTGGATTTGTAGAAAATTCAGGTTCACTAGATATTGGGGCATTGAATGTGCCATCTGGTATAGGAAAAAAATTTTGTTCACGTCTCTTAGTAATCATTCTTTCATCTGGCATTTCAAATTGTTTTGGTCCGCCAGGAGGTCCCTCTGCTAATAGTTGCTGAGCATTACCACCGTCTCTCATACCCACAGGTATTTGCACTCTAACAACAGAATCTATGCCACCAGTAATCTTTTTCATGTTAGTGCACCAATGCCTCTGTTTTTAAAAGCCTCTCCTATTGCATCATCTAATGATCCCAAGGACAGTTCATTTCTTACATTAGGTTTAAGTTGACCTTGAATATTAAATTGATTGGGTGTTTCTGTTCCAAGGTTTTCGTTAAACGTTGGCGCTAATTTTTCTTCCAATTGTTTTCCTATATCTAATTCTTCTTGTGTCATGCTTTGTGATGGTCCAAACATTCTCTCCATCATTTCTAATTGTTGATCTCTAGCTGATTTCATTTCAATTTCTTTTTGTGGTTCTTTCATTAAACTTAAAATAGATTGTTCTACTTGATTATGGAAATCTAATTCATCTAACTCTGACTCAGTAGGTAAAGTTTGTGCAGCCCAATCTAATAAAACTTTTTTATCCTCTTCAGATATAGATATTTCTTTTGTTATACCTGTTCGCAAAGCTGCCTCACCACCGGTGTCTTGTAATAATTTAGAAAAAGACTTTAAAACTTTTGGGCTAGTCAAAATACTAGAACCATATCGCAACATTAGTGGTATCATAAAAGATGTAAGACCACCAGATAACGCACTTCCCGCACCAGCACCAACACCAAATAATAATAAACTTTTGAAACCACCAAGAGTTACACGTCTAGTTACAAACTGTGAAGGATCACTAACTATAAAACTTCCTGCTCTTTCGGCTATATCTAAAAATCTTGTAACATCATCTAATTTTGTACCTGTGCCCTTTAATGCTTCTTCCATTGCAGCTCTACCATCAACTGTATCTAAACCTAATGATTTAGAAAATTTCGCTGGATCAAACTGAACTGTTCTGAATCTAAAAGCATCATCTTTTGTTTTATAGCCATATTTATAAATATCTTCAGGCGATAATTTTTTTAAATTTTTATAATCTTGAAAAGTTTTGGCCACAGGCAAACCCTCAAAAGACTCTGATATTGCTTTATCAAATATTTTTCTCATAATTTGTTTTCTACCCGCCTCAGGTCCCATTGACATTACAGTCTGCGTTACTGTTTTTAACTTACCAAAATTTGGATTCATATCTCCGTTAGGTAATCTTGGAGCATCATCTAAAACTCGTGTTGTAACTTCTACAGGCACACCTTCTTTTAAGCCCGCTTTTTTATAAGCCTGTAAATTTGCATCGGGTGTTTTAGCTAATCTCATAATTGCACCCATAAGCTCTTCGTCTTTCATGGCTCTTCCTATTAAGTTATCCATCATTTCTTTGTTTGTAATTACACCTTGTGTGTAACTTTGTGGACCTGGTCCAAATATATTAGCATTAACCATTTTGAATTGTGCCGCTGCAGGGTTGTCATACTTTGGCATGATATTAGCTAAATACTCATTAGCCATTGTTAGTTTTCTCATAGCTGTATCAAAAACAACTTTGTCAACATTATCATCAATGTTTACCAATTTATTAAAGTCGTGATTCATAGCTAACATAAGCTTTGTAATTCTAGAACCCTCTCTTGTTGGTATGTTACCTTTTCCTTCTGTTTTAAAGTTAGCGGCAAAGTCTGAAAACAATTCTTGTAAAGTTCTAGCTTGGTCAATTGTAATACCATCAGGATCAAGTCTTGACATTGTTTGATAAAATTCTTCAAATGATTTTCTAGATGCATCCCCTGGAAATCTAAATTGATATCCACCTGTGCCAGGTGTTGCGCCTCTAATGTTTGTCGCAAACTGATCTGCAATTTGTTTTAAAGTGTCAAGTTTTATAACTTTTTTACCCGCTAATTTTTCTGAATATTCTTCAAAGCCCTCGTATAAAGCACGTGATATTCTCATAGTGTCTTCATATTCTGCTCTTGCTAATTTTGAAATGTCTCCACCTAATGATGCCATAGTTTGTAAAGGTGCAAAGTTTTTTGTTACCGTGTCAAAATATTGTCTTATAGCTTCGTTTGTGCCCTCACCAGCTCTTCTAAATGGTGTACCAACAAAAGGAAATATACCTAAAACTTGTGAATACCCTTTCCAGAAACCGCTGTTTGTTGCCTGAATTATTCCTAGAGGCATGCCGTATGTTTCTGCAACTTCTAACATTTTTTGATACTCAGGGTTTTTATTATCAAGTCCAAATAAAATTCTACCAACCGCAGGTTTAAAAGCTTTGATCAGTGGTCCGAGGGACATGGCTCCTCCACTAAACGCTAAGTTTAAATATGCATCTTTCAAAAATTTAGCGCTTTGCAGCTCTCTGGATTCCATCGGTAAGTCATTAAGATGTCGTAACATTTGATTAGTAAGCTCATACAAATATCCACCGGCTTGTGCGCCTAAAAAATCTGCTCCTAACACTTTAGCAGCAACTGCACCAGTTCCACCGGTAGGGGATGTTAAGACACCTGCCGCTCCCATGGCAGTTAAAGCACCTGCCATTTCAAAAGATGGTTTAGATACTAATTGATCTGGTATAAGTCGATCCAATCCAATTAATTGTTGTCCTTGTTTAAAATAGTAATTGGCAGGATCTTCTATTAACTTCATACGCTGATTAATGTCAGCTACCCTTTGTGCAATTTCTGCAAAGTAATTTTTCGATCCAGGTGCATAAGGAATGTCAGAGATAATGTTAGCCATTTCTGCACCCTTAAACTGTGATAACATTTGCATAGCCTCTTGTTCTGAGACCTCTTGCGGAATGCCATAAAACTCTCTTACTTTAGCTTTGTCGTTTGCGGTAGGATTATCTGGATTTTCAAAATAAAACGTGTGTGCATTAGGAGTGCCTGGTAATATGGTAACTCTATTTGGTCCTAATTGTTTAGCCATTATATACCTGAGCCTCCAAATATATTTTCATCATATGTTACTTCTGTAGCCTGAGGATCTTCTGCGGGTGGGTTTTCTAAATTAGGATCACTAAAATTTGTTTTTGGAACTATTTCTTGGACATCTTCACCTAAAAAGTTTTTATACCTTTCAACTTTTGGAGCATATTTATCTTCGTTAAAAATATTGCTACCGTCAGCGGTTGCTCCTTGTGAGTAAATGTCTACTTGTGCTCTTCTAATAAATCTTAAAATCTCCTTTAATTGACCTCTTACATATTCTGGTGATGTAAATCCTTGTAAGTTAACAAGATCAGATGCTCTTTTAATATCATCAACGTTCAATCTACCTGTAGGTTTTAATGCCCTAGCTAAAGCATAAATAATTAAGTTTTCCTGTACCTTCATACGAGCAAAATCATCTGAATAACCAAGACTTCTATAAGTGTTTAAACCTTGTGTGCCAAAAAAATCATCTATACTTACTCTTCTAGTGACATCTTCAAATTCACTTACACCTGGTATTTTTGATAGTGTCTCATCTACCATACCTTTCTTAGGAGCTTTAAAAGTAATATCTAAAAACTTTTCTTCCTCATTAGCTGGTAAAGGATAAAGAACTTGATCTTTCTCATAAAGTGTATTACCAGACTCGACAAATCTATCACCTGAGCCAGGGTTCACTGCGTTGAAGAAAGATGCAAGTGTAAACATAGTTTCTTGTTTGAACTTATCTATAGCACCTTCGACACCAAATCTTGATGAATCGCCTGATGCAATGGCTTTGTCATCCATCTCGAACATACCTTCAACTAAAGAACCAGCTCTATCTAATGTATCAAAGTCACCAATTAATCCTTGTGCTTGTGAGAAGTTTGGAGCTTTCACTGACAGCTCAGCATCTGTTTGAGGTCCATCAAGAGGGCTGAGATAAGCACCTGGAGGTGCTTCTACATCAAATACAACGTCTCCTGTCTCATCTCTTCTTGGTAACATAAACTCGTATGTGCCTTTTTCAGGATTGTAAACTTTCTTAGACATTTGAACTTGTGGCTTACCTTGATCGTCAACAAAAGTAATATTTTGAAACAATCTATCAGGGTTTGAATATAAATCTAAAGCAGCTTTTTGTTTTGCTTTAGCTGTGTCTACTTCAAACTGGGCTGATTTAAGCTGTAACTCTTTGCTGAAATCAAGATACTTTTGTAAGTAATCATCATCCATGCCCATTTTTTTTAAAAAAAACTCTGACTCTTTTTCTAGAATAGCAGCGTTTTGTTCTTGCATTTGATTTATTGCAAGCTCTTTTATTTTTAAGCCATGAGATATTTGCGCAGACTTTTCTGCAGTTTCTCTATTAAGATATTTACCACCTATTTGTGCTAATATATCAAATACACCAGCAGCACCTCTGTAAGGTGTTCTTGCGTTTATAGAGTCAACTAAGATGTTTAAGGTTTTATCTATCTGTGATGTTTTTGGTAAAGGACCTAATTGTTGTTCTATGCTATTTCTAGCATCTTCAAACGTTACTCTTTTACCTAAGCCCATTTGTTGAGCTATGAAACTTGCATTTTCTTCAGCGGCTTGTCTAACAGGGATGTAGGACGCTACAAAATTATCTGCCATCTCTGCAAACATTGGTGTCTCATCTACCATTTGGTTTGCAAGGTCAAGATTGATGTCGTCTTTGATAACGTTCTCTTGTGCTAACTTTTCATCATCAACTTTAAATGTGCCACCAGATACATTCTTTACACCTTCAATACTTTTAATTGGTTTGATTGATAGTTCTGGTTTGAAACTATTAAGGGTATCGAAGCCACTGCTCATCTTACCCCCTAACCTGCCAAGGCCTGTATGCCTGCTAATAATGGATTAGTTTGTTGTGGTGCAAAACCCGCACCTAAGGTTGGAAAGCCTTTCACAAGACCTGATTGAAACTCTAATGCTTGGAATGGTTGCATGTATTGTGCCATTTGATTTCTTTGCTGACGATCAAATATATCCTGCTGTAATTGTTGTTGAGTCACACCAAGAGAGCTTAATCCTTTAGCGAGATCTACATTTGCTGCTGGAGCTCGTGTGCCTAAGTCACCAAACATTTGACCTATACCTCTACTTAGATCACCACCACGTTGTTGTATTTGTGCTGCTGACTGTTGTCTGCCTAATTGATTTTCAAAAGCTTGTTGTGCTTGTTGTTGTGCTGTAGCAAAACCAGATGATAATAAACCAGCTATGCCTCTGCCCAATTGATCCTGAAATCCTCTTTGTGCCTCAGCTTGAACTACGCCCTCTCTGCCTCCGCCAAAAGCCCCCGCACTAATTGCATCAGCTTTTCTTTGTTGATTAGCTAGACCAAACTGTCTTTGCATTTCTTTAGTGTAATTATCAATAACAGCATCTTGAAAAGGGTTCATAAAAGCTTTGTAGCTTTCTGGATCAAAAGCACCCATCGTGCCGGCAACTGTTGCTTGTGATGTCGCTGCAGCATTTGCTGCTTGATCTAAAGCTCCTATACCTCTACCAAAAAAGTCAGGCTGACCTGCTGCGAATTGTGATGTTAAATCTGTAGCCTGTTGTAAAACAGGAGATATCTCTGCAATTTGTGCTTGAGGTATAGGTGGTAAGTTTCCAGATGTAAGTCTCTCACCTGCTGAAACTAAATTACCATACGCCTGTGCTAATAGTTCCTCAAATGATGCCATTACATTCTACCTATTCCCATGCTTTTAGCTTTATCCTCTAAACCGTTCATCATTGAATACATTTTTTTTGTACCTTTGTCTCTATCACCATCACCAGCAGCCATTACTGCTTGTTTAGTCATAACAAATTCTCCGTCTGAAAGCATTGCAGGGATTGAGTCTGACTGACCGTCACCTGGACCATTAATCATACCAGTTTTTCTTGGAAAGTCATCAATGCCTCCACCCTTAGCTGCATATAGAGGATTGATGTCTTTGAAAAAATCTTTGTCTCCTGTGCCAGAGGCTAAATAGGGGTTTTGATCAGGATCATATAATCTTTGTGCATCTTTGGCACCAAGTGCTGCTGCAGCTATTGCTGCCCCTGTAGTTCCTAATTTAACAATTGGAGCATACTTTTCAAAAAAATTAGCCGCCCTTGGTCTACCAGTCACGGGATCAGTTACTGTGTCAACAATCAAACCCATATCTCTAAGTATGCCTTGTTTTGGTTGCACTGGAGCTGATAGGCTTGTGCCCACATTCATACTCATATTTGCATTTGTGGGTATTGGGTCTAAATTTATGCCTGACGTATTCACAGGTGCATCACCTATGGTCATCGCACCACCTGATATATTTCGATTAGTTGGTGTTAATGCTGCACCAGCAACGGGTTGTTGACCCCTGAAAAAATCACTGATGCCACCTTTACCACCCATTAGCCCAGCCTGAGCTGTGCCTAAGGCTAAACCTTGTAACACTTCTTGTGGTTTTGCGCCTGACAATAAACCAATGCCGCCCTGTATCAAAGCAGGGCTAACACCTTTTAAAAAACCTAATTGTGGAGCTAGCAGACCAATACCTAGTTGTCCAACTGGACTTCTGACTAAATCTTTAGCTGCTTTAAAAATCTTTTTAAACATTATTCTTCCTTATTAGTGGCACCCATACCTAATCTAGGTGCAAAAATCTTAACATCTCTTTGTATATCTTCTTCTTTAGTATCGGTATTAGGATCGGCAACATCTGCAGACACTGCTTCTTCTGACTCATAATTAGCTCCAGTCTTCT